CTTACACTTTATATTCTGATGGAACTAATGTTGTAAAAGCAGGTGAATTAAAAAAATGGAGAGCAATAACAGCAGCCGAAACAGTTCAAGCTGGTGCTCAACTTTTAGTAAATACAAATGGTGGAGCAGTTACAGTAACGCTACCAGCGTCACCATCTATTGGTGATGAAGTTGCATTTATCGACCAAGGATATGATTTCAATACTAACGCATTGACTGTTGGTAGAAACTCTTCTAATATAGCTAACTCAGCAGCTGATCTTACAGTTAATACACAAGGTGCCGGTTTCTGTTTAGTATTTTCAGGAGACGCTACAACAGGATGGACGTACAAGGAGAAATAGAATATGGCAAATTACGAAGCAACAAAATACAATTTTTCAGGAGCCGATCTTACTGGTATCGAAGGAATTCCTACAGCAACTATTGTGCCATGGTCTTCTGCATCAGTACCAACAGGTTTCTTAGAATGTAATGGTTCTGCTGTTTCAAGATCTACTTACTCTGCATTATTTGCAATTGTAGGTACAACTTATGGAGCTGGAGACGGTTCATCAACATTTGGTTTACCTAATCTTCAAGATAACGTAGCAGTTGGAAAATCTAATAACAAAGCTTTAGCATCTACTGGTGGAGCGAACACAGTTACTTCAACTGGAAACGTTGCAGGATCAACAGCGAATGCTTCTTTATCAACAGCACAACTTGCTTCTCATAGTCACGTTAACAATACTAAAAACGGTGGAAACATATATCCGTGGGCTAATGGTTATATTCAATTTCCTAATTCACCTCGTGTAAAACCTAATCCTACAAACGAAAATATTAACAAAAACACTGGTTCAGGTGATGGACACTCTCACAACATGAGTGCAAACTTTGCTGGTGATGCAACTTCAGTTGTACAACCTTATTTAACTGTAATTTATATTATTAAGACTTAGGAGAAACTATGGCAACAAACGCAAATTGGACAGTAATATTTGATGATCAACTTATCATTAAGAAAGCAGGTGATGCAGCTGGTAGTGGCTACATTATAGATGATAGTAGTTTTTGGAATCAATCAAAATTTTCAAACATCTGGGCTATTCAACATGGAACATCTAATGTTTCTGATGAAGTAGAATACAGAGACGAAACTCCTCATTCATCATATGCTGATGCAGACCTTGGGGATGTTAGTCAATTTATTACTAGATGGGACGCAGCTCATTTAAACCAACTACAAATTGATTGGGATGGTGATAATGAAGAAGGTGAAACTTCAGAAGAAAAAATTGCCAGACTAGGACCAAGACCTACTTCTTACACTTCATAAGAAATATTATTTAATCGTCATCCAAGATGTTAGTATATATTTTTCTCCGGATAATGGAGAATTTCCTCTATGTAAATATGGAAAAGCTGAAGGCCAAATAACTATTCTACCTTTTTTAGGTTTGACTCTTTTTGAAAAATGTAAAAATTCTGTTTCACCGCCTTCTTCAACATCATTTAAATATATAGAAAAAACAAAAGCTCTAGATCCATAGTCCAAACCTTTACCGTGTTCAATATGCCAAACATGATAACCTTCTGTAGGTAAAGTTTTTTGTATTTTTAAAGTAGTAAAATGAAAAGGTCCTCCATCATAAGCGTCATCACCTCCTGTGTGTTTAAGATAATGATTCCATGCTATATCAAAGTTAACCATCATGGGTTTTACAGCTTCCCACCAAACATCTATATTATTAGGTGATGCAAAAAATTGTTGATCTTGTTTTTTTAATATAGATATATTTTCTCCTCTAAGTCTATTTAGAGTATGATTAAATCTATTTTCATCCTCATATATTTTAATTGCTTTATTACATTCTTCTTCTGTAATATAGTTATCATACACACCAATAAAATCTGTTATATTAACTGTTTTTTCTTCCATAATTATGCTACTTTCATTATTTATAAAACTAATATATAAAGCACTATATGCTACAAAAATTAAATTTCAAGCCTGGTTTCAATAAAATGGTCACAGATTCAGGGGGAGAATCTCAATGGGTTGATGGTGATTTTGTTAGATTTAGATATGGACTACCTGAAAAAATAGGTGGTTGGAATCAATTAAGTATTTCAGGTGAAACTTTACCTGGAGCAGCAAGAGCACAACACACTTGGACATCATTAGCTGGTGAAAGGTATGCAGCTATTGGAACATCACAAGGTTTATTTTTATATTATGGAGAACAATTTTTTGACATTAGTCCACTAGATACAGCAATTACAGGATGTACAATTTCAACTGTAAATGGGTCATCAACAGTTACTATTCATAAAGGATCTCATGGTTTATTAGCCGGTAGATACATAACGTTATCTGGAGTAACAGTCACGGGTGCTTCTGATTATACACCAACAGAATTACAAGTAGCTTACGAAATTTTAACAGCAGCAACAGATAGTTTTACTATTCAAGCTTCACGTAATGAAGGAGGATCTGGAATGACTGCAGCCGGAGCTGCAACTGTCAATCCATATGTTGTAGTTGGTCCAACAACTCAAACAGTTGGTTATGGTTGGGGTACATCTACTTGGAACGTTGAAACATGGGGCACGGAAAGAACAACAAGTTCTGTAGTGCTAGATCCAGGAAGCTGGAGTCTTGATAATTTTGGACAAGTTCTTGTTGCAACTATTACAAATGGAAAAACTTTTACTTGGGATGCAGGAGCAACAAGCGCTAGAACAATCAGAGCTTCCACATCGACATCTGGTTTTTCTACGTCAAATAATCCAACAGCATCAAGATTAACTCAAGTATCGGATAGGGATAGACACTTATTTCATTTTGGAACTGAAACAACTATTGGTGATACAAGCACACAAGATCCAATGTTTATAAGATTTTCAAACCAAGAAGATTTAAATACATACACTCCAACATCTACAAATACAGCAGGTACATTTAGATTAGATAAAGGAAACAGGATAGTTGGTGCAGTATCTGGTAAAGATTATACTTTAGTTTTAACTGATAGTTCTGCTTATGTTATTCAATTTGTAGGCCCACCTTTTACATTTAGTGTTAGACAGGTTGGTACTAACTGTGGATTAATAGGACAACACGCATTAACTTATTCTGATGGTAAAGTATTTTGGATGTCAGGAGAAGGTGGATTTTTTGTATTTGATGGTACAGTAAAATCATTACCATGTCTTGTCGAAGATTTTGTTTTTACAGATACAGGAGATAATCTAGGAATAAATTATGATGCATCGGATGTAATTTATGCAGAACATAATACACTCTATGGTGAAGTAAATTGGTTTTATCCAAAATCTGGAGCAACACAAATTGAAAGATGTGTAACATATAATTATGGAGAAAACCTTTGGACTACTTCATCACTTGCAAGAACTACTTATGTAGATACAGGAGTTTTTGATGTGCCTTATGCAACTGAATATAATATCACTGCTATACCTATATTTCCTGACATATTAGGACTTACAAATACTTATGGATCTTCAACGTATTATGCTCATGAAGTTGGAACAGATCAAGTCAATAGCTCTGGCACAACTTCGATTAATGCTTTTATACAATCTGGAGATTTTGATATTACAGCTCGTAGAAGCTCGTTAGGTCAACAAACAGGTATGGTTGATTACAGAGGAGATGGTGAGTTTTTTATGTCTGTTAAAAGATTTATACCAGACTTTAAAGTTCTTACAGGTAATTCAAAAATTACATTGTTGTTAAATGATTATCCAAACAATACAGCCTCAAGCTCACCGCTTGGTCCCTTTACAATTACATCAACCACTGATAAAGTAGACACTAGAGCAAGAGGAAGACTAGTATCAATTAAAATAGAAAATGATAGTACAGGTGAAACTTGGAGATATGGAACTCTAAGACTTGATGCACAACCGGATGGTAGAAGATAATGGCAAAAGTAGTAGTTAGTATACCAGAACCACAACAAGAATATGATGTATCTAATCAAAGACAAATTTTAGAAGCTCTTGACACCTTAAAAAATCAACTTAATTTTTCTTTTCAACAAGATTTAAAAAACGAACAAGAAGCATTTAATTATTTTTTATCATGACAATAAGATATAAGAATCAAGGTTTTAAACAAACTGGCACAGGAAAAACTACAGTATTTACATGTCCTAGTGATGGGACAGTAATAGTTAAAAGTATGTATGTTGCAAATAACGATGCGTCATCAGCTATTATAGTAAACATGAATTTTGTTGATTCATCTGATTCTAGCACTGAGTATGAATTTTTTAGAGATGATGTAGCGGCTAAATCGCAAGTAAATGCCACACCTGAAGGCTTGAATTTAGAAGCAGGTGATGCTATAACTGTTCAAGCAGCTACAGGCAGTAGTAAAATACAAGGTCTGATAAGTTATGCTTTAATAGATAGATCGCAAGAAAATGGATAAAGATATACCAAAAATAGATTGTGTAACCACAACAACATACAGAAATACTAAAACAGGAGAAGTGTTTAAAGAGAAAGTAGAAGGACCTAATATTGTACAAGATGTTACAGTTCAAGTTACTAACAAAGGTCTTGAAGTATTTCAGAAAGTAATGAATCAAAAAAATGAAAAACCAAAACCCTAGAGGCGGAACAGAATTACAATTTGAATATTTAAGAAAGCATGTTGAAACTAGCTTACTTAATCAAGTAGAAATTTGTACATCAATTCCTGGTAAAGTACCTTTACATTCAACTAAGTTAAATATTCTTTGGCAAAAAAATTCTTGGGATCAACCTAATTTACATCCGTGGTTTAAAGATAAATCTAATCATAATAAATATGATTGGTATGTTTTTAATTCTAATTGGAATTTTGAACAGTTTACAAAAAGATTTGATTTACCTAGAGATAAATGTGTAGTTATTAAAAATGGTATTGAAGAAGTACAACCAGTTATAACACAATATAAAAAAGGTGATCCTATAAAAATAGTACATCACTGTACACCTTGGAGAGGATTAAGTGTATTACTAGGTGCTATGCAATTAGTTAACAATCCATTAATTAGTTTAGATGTTTATTCTTCTTGTGAAGTATATGGAAAAGATTTTGCAGAAGCTAATGACGAATCGTATAAAGCTTTGTATGAACAAGCAAGACAACTTCCTAATGTAAATTACATTGGTTATAAACCAAATGAATATATCAAAGAAAATTTAAAAGATTATAGAATGTTTGTATACCCAAGTATTTGGGAAGAAACGTCTTGTATATCATTATTAGAATCTATGTCAGCAGGTCTATATTGTATTACCACTAACTTTGGTGCCATATATGAAACAGGTGCTGAGTTTCCAATGTATGTACCTTATTCAAATAACTATAAAAGTTTAGCTAGAAAATTTGCTGGAGCTATAGAAACTGCTGCAAGCACGCTTCATGATTCAGGCATCCAGGATCATTTAAAGATGCAACAAAATTATGTAAATAGATTCTATGATTGGAAATCAAAAGGACAAGCATGGACAAGATTTTTAAGAGGAGCACTAAATGCAAAATAATGAACCTATATGGTTTTCTGAAAAAAAGAAAACAACTGCTAATGAAGATACTTACCAAACAGAAAAAATAGAACAGGTAGACTCAAATGTTAGAACTGTTAACCTGGGTAATATTTTAGATAAACCAAAAGCAAAGATAATGGTTTGTACACCTTGTCATAGTGAAGTGTCTATGCACTATGCTCAAGCTGTATTAAAGTTTCAATTAGATTGTATGCAACAAGGTATACTAGTTAGTTTTACATTACTTAAATCATCTTTAGTTACACAAGGTAGAAATTTATGTGTAGCAGAATTTTTAAATCATAAAGATCATTATGATTATTTATTGTTTATAGACTCAGACATAGATTTTAATTCTAAAACTATATACAAAATGATTGGGGCAGATAAAGATATTATCTCGTGTCCTTATCCAATGAAGACATTTGATACAGATAAAATGTGGAGAAAAATGAAAGAAACTAATTTAGTTAAAACTCCTGATGATGTATTAAAATCAGCTCATGTATTTCCAATTAAAATGGATAATGCAAATGAGATGACTATGGAAAATGGAGTCATAAAAGTAACTCATGCTCCTACAGGATGTATGTTAATTAAAAGACAAGTTATTGAAAAGATGATTAAACATCATCCAGAATTAGAGATATATCAACCAACAGTTATTAATGGTAAAGAAGTTAAAAAAGAAAACTTTTACAATTTGTTTGATACATTACATGATGTAAAAACTAAGAGATATTTTGGTGAAGATTTTGGTTTCTGTCAAAGATGGACAGATATGGGAGGAGAGATATACATCTATGCTATGGATAATATAACTCATGTTGGAGATCATCAATACTGTGGTCGATTTTTTGATCTATTAGAAAGTGCAAAATCTGTTGACGATAGTTGAAAAATCAAATAAAGTATTATATTTACAGGTTTCTACGCCTGCTCAACGATATAATTATATATAAAATATGGCAATAAATAGATCATTAATGGAACGTCAATTACGTATGGGTGGAGGTATCATGAATGCCATGCCTAGACAACAATACGGTTTAGGTAGCTTAGTTAAAAAAGTTACCAAAGGCATTACAGGTGCTGTTAAAGGTGTAGCTAAAACTGTTAAGAAAAATCCAATGTTAGCTTTAGCAGCATTAAACTTTGCACCTATGTTAGCTGGTGGTAAACCTTTTCTTGGTTTAGGTGGTTTACAAGGTAGTGTTAAAACATTTTTTGATGGTGCTAGTTTAATGCCTGGTTTTTTAAAAAACGAAGGAACAAAAAAAATTGGTGAATCACTTCTCTCTAAAGGTAACTTAGGAATGATAGGTGTAAGTTTATTAGGTGGTGTTTTAGGTAGTTTGTCTCCAGAAGAAGAACAAGATATTACAGCAAACAGAAACGTTGGAGCGTTAGAAACAAAATTAAGACAAGCATATGAAAACCAAAGATTGTTTGAAAACGATCCAGAAGGATTAGAAAAACAAATAGCATCTGATTTATCTGAATATAATAGAGATATGACTAGAGGACAGATGGCTCATGGTGGTAGAGTTAACTATGCCATGGGTAGTCCAGAAGAAAATGCTATACAAGCAGCAGGTATCATGGATCTACCACTAAATGAAAACCCTGCGGGAGTTACAGAATTAGACCTTAGAGAAACAGGTGGATTTATTCCTCCAGTTGGTGTAAAAGAAAAGGCTGATGACATTCCTGCAATGTTATCAAACAATGAATTTGTATTTACGGCTGATGCTGTAAAAGAATTTGGAGATGGCGACGTCAATAAAGGTGCACAACGTATGTACGCTATGATGAAACGATTAGAAAATGGAGGAAGAGCATAATGGCTGAAACAATAACACAAATAAATCAACCACCTGAATTTATAGAGGCAGCTGCCAAACCTTATTTAGCACAATTACAATCAGCAGTTGGTGATTTTTCACAACAAGATTTATCTCAAATTATGGGGCCACAGTTTGTTGCTGGTCAAGATCCATTACAACAACAAGCACAACAAACAGCACTAGCAGGTATTGGAGCCTATAGACCTTTTCTACAATCAGCTGCAGCTTCTGCAGGGCCAACAGCTTATCAACAATTTATGTCTCCATATCAACAAGATGTAATTGATACAACATTACGAGAATTTGATACGCAAGCTGCAAAAGGTTTACCACAATTAGCAGCACAAGCAATTGGAGCGGGTGCATTTGGTGGAGGACGTGAAGGTGTTCAAAGAGCAGAATATCAACAAGCATCAGATAGAAATAGAGCTGCATTACTTGCACAATTACAACAATCAGGATTTTCACAAGCACAAAATTTAGCTCAACAAAATATTGCTAATCAATTACAATTAGGTGGAGCACAACAACAATTATTGGGTCAAGATGTTGGAGTTTTATCTACATTAGGTGGTATTAACCAAGCTCAAGAGCAAGCTCGATTAACTGCACAACAACAGTTAGGACAAGCACAATCTCAACAAGGAATTCAAGCAGCACAGACTCTGGGTTCAGGCATCACGAGTTTAATTTCAGGATACCCTGGAGGAACACAACAAACAGTTCAACCTACACCAGGTGCATTACAAACTGGATTAAGTGCAGCATCAACACTTGCTGGAATATACAGAGGATTTAATCCACCAGTTCAAGAATATAGACGAGTAGAATAATGAGCAGAGTATTCAGAAGACCTATGTTTAGAAAAGGCGGTGAAGTCGGTGGTGGTATTATGACTGGTGTCATGAGAGAAAACTATGAAACAGGAACAAAACCTTCTGAAAGAATAAACGAGGCAATGAAAGATTTTCAACAACCTGCATTTGATCCATTAGCACAATTATTAATTCAAGGTGGTCTAAGAGGTTTATCAGAAACAGGTGGCGGTAGTACGCTAGGTAATTTAGCAAAAGCTTTTCAAGATCCTGCAACGCAGTATTTTAAAGATGCTCAAAAAAGAAAAGATGTTGAAAGAGAAATAACCCTTGCAGGTGTTGAAGCAGACATTGGTGCAGATTTAGAGCAACAAAAAATAAATGCTCAAGCAGATCTTGCTAAATTAAATAGAGATTTTGAAGCTGCACAAGGTGATGCAGATAGACAAAATAAAATTGCAGTTAAGATTCAAGATGGTAAAAACAAAATAGCTGAACTACAATTTAAAATAGATAACCCTGATGCAGATCCTGCTAAGAAAGGTGTTATTCCTTCTCCAGAAGCAAGAGTATTAGATTTAACTAAAACATTTTCAGAGAGTGATAACTTAGCCGTAGCACAAAATCCTAATTTAACAGCTAACAAACTTGTTAGATTTCAAGTAAACGCATCTCCAGAAATACAATCTAAATTTAAAGGTTTTGTAAACTATGGATATGATTCAAGTGGAAAGATTTCAAGAGTCGAACCTAAAGGACAAGCAGGAGATATATTCTATGATCCACAAACTGCAGATTTTTTAATACTTGATAATCAAGGTAATACATACAGACTAGATCCGTTAACATACGAAGCAGAAGAGAGGTAGTATATGGCTAAGATTAGCCTAGACGATCCTAGATTCCAACCTCTTAAAGTGGAGGAAGAAGATAAAGATAAAGAGAAAGAATCTAATAAATTAGATATAGATAATTCTTTATATAATAAAGAAGATAAAAAATCAAAAGCAGAAGATAATAATGAAATATCTGGATTAACTGCTGTTACTGCAGGAATTTTATCTGCAGCTATAAAAATACCAGAAGGATTTGCATCTGTTACTGCAGAGTTATTTGATTTAGGTGGTGGTAAACTATTAGGTATACCGGACGTTTCAGAAAAAAATATTAGTTACGCAGCAGAGGTAGAACAATTTTTTGATAAATTAAATCCTTTTGAAGAACTAGCAGAACAAAGAGCAGTGGGTAAAATATCTGAGGCAATAGGACAGATAGGAACATTTGGTACACTAGGTGCAAAAGCTACCTTAGGTATTGCTAACAAGATAGCTAAAAAATTAATTAATGCAAAGAAAGCAAATAGATTAGTAAATCCAAAAAATAAAAATCTTAAAAAAGCTATGGACAAAGCTGATGAATATAATGGAATTACTGGAGCAAAAAGATATGGTGTTATAGCAACAGGTGGTGCTGCAGGTGAAACATTAGTTGTTGACAATGAAAAGATAGGAACGTTTGGTGATGTATTTGAAGCAGGTCCTACTGAATTAGATAGAGATGTTGAAGTAAATCCATCGGATGATGCGGGAAGAAAATTATTAAATAGATTAAAGTTTGGGACTGAGTCTGCATTGCTTGCACCTTTTGTATATGGAGGAGGTCAAGCTATTAAAGCATTAGCTACAAGAGGAAAAGAATTAGCTTATAGTAATTCTATGATAGCAAGAGGATTAGATAGACTTGCATCAACGTTTAGATTTAGAGGAACTAAACCAGAAGAAATAGCAAAAGCAAAACAACTTCAAACCGGAAGAAGTATGAGAGATACAAACTTTTCTGAAGAGATGGTTTCAAGAATAGATACAGAAGTTGATAAAGTATTTCCAGAATTTAGAAAATTTTTTAATGCGTCTAGTGTTGAAGAAAGAAAACAATTTTTAAAACTATTAGATGATACTTTATTTGAAGGAGATTTAACTAAACCTTTAGATAAAAATTTAAAAAAACAAGTTATTCAAACAGTAACAAAAAGATTAGGAACAGATCAAGGTGCTGTTTCTTCAAATAAAATCTTAGATATATTAGATAAAACAAGAAAAGAATTTAACGATCTTTTAGAAATAACTGCAGCAGGTCCTGGAGGTAAGGTAGATTTACCAACAGGAGTTACTAAAGATTTAAGAAAGATTATGGGTAATAGAGTTAAAAACTATATTGGTAATACATTTGAAATATTTCAAAACTCAGAAGCAGGTTTCTTTCAAAAATACAAACCAACTAGAGATTCCGTAGATCGTACAAAAGCATTATTTATGAGATATGCAGCTAAAAATAACAATCCAATTACTGAATTAGAAGCAGAAGGTATGGTTAATGATATTATTAAAGAAGTTAGAAAAATGGACCCATCTAAAGATACTTTGCCTACATTTCAATTTACTGATTTATCTAAATCAGCAAAAGATCCTATGAGATTTAAAACGTTTGCACAAACATTAGAAAAAAATTTACCTGGTGGTAAAAAAGATTTAAGAGTTATAGGTAAAGGTTCTAAAATATTTAGAGAATTGTTTGGTGAGATTGAAGATGCACGACACTCTATATTTGAAGGGATGAATAGACTATCTGTTATTGCAAGAAAAAATCAATTGTTTGATGAAATATTAGATGCAGATGATATTGCAAAAGCAAATGTAAAAACAGATACACCATTTGGACAAAGAGGATTTTTTCACGACAGTCCATTATCAGCTAAAAGAGCATTTGGTCCTAATGCAGATGTTGTACCAATGGATGAATATGTAAAAGAATATTTTAAAGAAGGCGTGTTGGTAAATAGATTATCAGGTACTTTTACAACAAGAGAAATTGCTGAAAGTTTTACAAACACATCTAAAATACAAAATTTTTTAAGAGGAGATACTGGTGGACCATTGGGTAAAACTTTTTCTGCTGCATATAGAAATTTAATTTTAACACCAAAAGCGGGTGCACAATATGCAAAAACAATTTTATCTATACCTACACACATAAGAAACTTTTTAAGTTCTGCAGGTTTTTCTATAGGTAATGGAGTAATATTAAATGATCCAAGAGTATTTGCAAAAGCAATGAAAAATGCTTTTGGTACAGTTCAAGTTGGTGGACCTAGAACACCTTTAGCACAAGAAAAATATAGAGAATATTTAGAGCTTGGTATTGTAAACACAAATGTAAGATTAGGTGATCTACGTAATCTAATGAAAGACGTTAGATTTGGTGAAGGTAATCTTGCAACAGATACTATTTTAAAACCTATGTTAAATACTTTAGGTAAAAAAACATCTAGAGGTGTTAAAAAAGCAGGTAAGTTTATGCAAGACTTATATGTTGCAGAAGACGATATTTGGAAAATTATAAATTATGAAACACAGTTAATTACTAGAGGTGAAAAATATGCCAAAGCAGGTATTAAAAAATCTTCACAGGAATTAAAAGAAGAAGTAGCACAAATAGTACAAGATACTGTACCAAACTATGCAAAGGTTGGTGAGTTTGTAAGAGTGATGCGTGCATCTCCTTTAGGAAACTTTATGTCTTGGCCCTCTGAAGTATTTAGAACTGGAGGGGGAATCTTTAGACAAATTATGAAAGATCTTAAAGATCCTATTACAGGTAAAATAAATCCAATTACTAGTACCAATCCTATGAAAGGTGAAGGTATGAAAAGATTAATTGGTATTACTGCAGCAACTGCAGCTATACCGTATGGAATTATTAAAGGTTCACAAGCAATCTTTGGTGTAAGCGATGAAGAAGCAGATGCAGCTAGAGATTTTGTGGCTCCTTGGTCTAAAAATTCACAATTAATATTTACAAGAGATCCAGATACAGGACAATTGTATTACACAGATTGGTCTAAAAACAATGTGTATGACACTTTAACTAGACCTTTTCAGAGTGTTCTAACTAATATTCAACAAGGTATTGAAGACGAAGAAGTATTATTAAAAGGATTTATAGAAGGTATAGGAAAAGCAGCAGGTGAAACTGCTTCACCGTTTATTTCTGAATCTATTTTTACAGAAGCATTTGCAGATATATTTTTAAGAAATGGTAGAACTAGAGAAGGTCAAGAATTATATAATGAAAATACACCTGAAGGAGAGAAAATTAGAATTACTCTTGAACATATAATTAAAACATTAAAACCAACTGTAGCCCCTTTTGAAAGAACGGTAAAAGCAATAAAAGGTGAACCAGGAAAAGGACCAACAATATATGAAGTACCATATGAACTTGCAGGTATTTTTGGTTTTAGATTAGAAAAAGTTGATCCTAAAAAAGCATTGGGTTTTTATCTATATGATTTAAGAACGGGTGAATCAGATGCTACTAAATTATTTACAGGTGGTAAGTATGGTGTGTTATCAGGAGAACCAAAGACTCCTAAAGATGTTATTGAAAGATATTTTGTTGCTAACAAAACATTATTTGATGTTAGAAAACAGATGTTAACACACATAAGAAATGCAATGAAGCTTGGTGTTAATCCTAAACAATTAGAAGAAATATTTGAAAAAAGAGGTATACCAAAATCTAAACTTGATGAACTACTATCAGGTCAATTTAAACCTTTCTATCCTTCAGAAAAAATTGAAGAAAGATTTCAAGATATATCAATTCAAGGTGGACAACCTAATCCATATTTTGGAGCAATGGGATCTATGAAAGCTATTGAAGGAGCATTAAAAGGACAAAATTTATATGGTGATTTCCAACTTCAATTAGAAAACTTTATACCTGACACTGATCCACAGGGTCAATCAGCGTTGCCACCACAAGTAATGCCTAGTCAAGAAGTGATAAAAACAGCAGCGGTTCAGGCACCAGGGGCCATGAATCAGGGATTGACTGCAACAGAAAATGCCTTATTATCTGAAGAAGAAAAACAAATTAGATTAAGATCTAGAGGATTAGCATAATGTCATTATATAAAATGGGTATTTCTGATAAAACTACTAACGCTATGCAAAATAGTGATCCAGAAATTCAACAAATGATGTTAGAAAATGCAATAAAAAATAATGAAACACAGCCATCTAACGGAATAATGGATGTGATAAAAGAGTTGTTTGGTTTTGGAGATGCAGGAGCATCTGACTTAGGTGCAATAGCTGACCTACGTTTTTCTTCTGTGCCTCCTAACATGGGAGCAAATTTAAGATATGTAAATGATCCTAGTACTGAAAGTGGACGAAGACTTGTTAGCAACGATAGACTATCTCGAGGTGATCTGATAAATTTTCCTCCAGACCTAGATGTAAATTTAGATCCTGAAGTAAACATGGGAGCTACAGGAACTGTTCCAGGAGGCGGTGTATACGTTCCTCGTGGTGATGGTATTATGGGTTTAGATTTAGAACAACAAGCTATAGATCCGTTTGCAGAAGGTACATTAAAACAACCCACAGGAATTAAAGATATTTTTGAAAAAATACGTAGTTTTACACCTGTAGGTATGTTGCAAAATTTATTTAATACTAGTGGACCAAACTATCAACTACACAGTCCAGGCACACGTATTAGAAATGGTATAGTAAGTATTGATGGTGTTAATACACCTTACAATGCATTTGGTGGAGACTTCTTTGATCCTGCTACTGGTTTAAATAGATTTGATAGAGCAGCTCTTAGAGGTGATATATTTGGTTCAAGTAGAACTTTAAAAGAATATTTAGATAAAAAAAGACAAATAAGTGATGCACGAAAAATAGCTAACACACCTGGTGATAACAACCCCGATGGAAGTGGTGGATACACTGGAGGATTTGATTCTTCAACCAATAACTACAATGATCCTTATAGTCCAGGAGATACAGAATAATGCCTAAAAAAGATCTAGCACTAGATAGAATAGAATCACACGAAAAACTTTGTCGTATTATGCAAAAACAAACTCATCAAAAAATTTCAGGAATAGAAAACGATATTAAAGAAATTAAAAATCATA